GTCGAGCACACCCAGTTTAGGTTTCAACGTATCAAAATCTATGGGCTTAGCCATGGCCATCACCCTAACCTCCAAAGGCGGGTCACCCTTGTGGTTTAGCGTATCGGGCATACGCATGATGGACGCTACGTCAGCAGTCCGTGCCGGATCGGCTTCAAACTCATGCTCGGCGCAAAGCGCCTTGAGTCGTGCCGCCGCAGGTTTCCATTGCTCTTTTGTGACCTCCGTAGTCAAAGGCCAGTAGACATGGATGCCCCGACCAGAGTTGACCACTGCAGGTTTCGGCAAGCCGACTGCATCACAAAAAGCCTTGAGCGCGACTAATCCTTCGCTTTGTGTTGTATAGGGTTTACCCTCACCACAATCGATATCCAGCCAAAACGCCTTGACCGACTTCACGTTCTCGGTCGTGCGAGACTTGTCCGTCTCGTATTTTGCGCAAGCGAAGTACACATCGAAATGCTTCGCAAGCAAGTCATCTACTACCCCGTCTACCTCGTCCAACCCCTGCACAAACACCTGCTTGGGGAGGCCAGTCTTTTTAAGACCGACGACACAGTACCATCCGTCTGGGGACAGCACTGCCGACAAAAAATCTGTTCTTGTCATAGCCGCCTCTGCACCGCTGAAAAAGAAACACTGGGGGCGCGGCTGGCCCCGCAGTGCTCACCTACTTACCGCTGTGCGCGAGGAGAAACAGTACGATCCGGTCAGCGGCTGGCTTTCGTGGAAACCATTCACCCGTAAACCACTTGTAGATGGTCATACGGCTGACGCCGAATTCCTTGGCAACTTCTCGTACTGAAATATCCTGCGCAATGCAGAACCTCCCCAGCTTGACGCCGGGGTTTCTGCCATCTGCCTTTTTGTTGGCATTAGCGAGTCGGAATGTGTAGCCTCGGCTAGTCATCACTCGTCATCGGTGGCCCAAGTATTCAGGACATCCACGAAGTCCTTCTTGGGCGCAGGTTCAGCGGCCTTTTTGGAGGCACGCTTGGTAGGTTCAGGAACTTCTTCAACCTGAACGGGCGCAACCTTTGCAGGTGCGGCGGCTTGCGATGCGGCAACTTTCCTAACCCCATCACTCTGGGCGGCGGTCTGAGTGATTGCGGCCTTGGCGGCAGGGGAGTCACCCTTTTCCTTGGCGGTCAGCCACTGCTCACGGCTCAGGTAACCAACAGGTTTGAAGGTGAGCTTAGGCGTAGCGCTATCGCTATCCAGACGCATCTCGGTGATCAGCGTACCAAGGCTACGACCCATGGAACCAACGTACTTGGCGTACTGCTGGAACGGCATCTTGTCGGTATCGCCGCGACCAAAGATGGACTGTGCGGGGAGCAACAGCTGGAACACGTCGCCTTCAATATCGTCGGCTAGCAAAACAGCCAAGCGTTGCTGATAGCGGCATGCGCGAGAGTCACCCTGACCAGAGCCCTTGATGTTTTGAGGGCATCCGTCGCAAGAAGAGTGTTGCGGGTACTCAATGCTGGCGTCGGGCTTGTCACCGTCATTGCTCCAGCAGTCGGGGGAGGTGGCTTCTCCGGGGGTGTACTTACCAGCATAGAACTGGCGGGACACCTTGGGGTTGCCGTTCACAATCACGATGCCCATCGAACGGTTCTCGTTCTTGGCGATCTCTTCACCATTCACCATCATTCGGAACACACCGCCACGGATGGAGATGCGCTTGACCGAGGTGTTGCCCGAGAGGGCTTTGGTCATGTTGTCGATGCCGACTTCCTTCAGATAGTCGGGCGCTTGGTTCAAAAGAGCGAGGTCGTTGCTCATGCAGTTCTCCTTATTTGCTGCTACGTCGTTGCACTGTGATCTCATATTCGCTGTCGATATGAAGACCGGGGGGATGAAGGTCAGGATTGTTGTCCATGAATTCCTTCATGTTGGTTTGATGAATGCGCTTCTCCAAAAGCCCCATTGCATCATGCTCTTGCATCATCCGATAGAACTCTTCCCAGTTGTTAGTCCAGTACCGGTTCTTGACGGTACGGTATGCAACCCCATGGGGAGTGGAGAAACTGGTGGCTCCAGTTTCTTTTGATATCTCAACAAGCTTGTGCTTGAGGATATCCATCTGTGCCTCAAGCTCACTGCTCTTGGCCTTGTAGTCTTGGTAGAGAGCGTCTCGTGTGTCGCGTATCTTAATGTACGCCTGCACGATCTTCTCAATCGGTGCGTTCTCCATTTGCTTCTCCTTCAAAGAGGTTCGATTATACGCCCTTTCTATACTCTGTCAAGTATTTATTTCGTTTTTGTACAGGTCGATGATGCGCTCGTGAACGTCCAATTTGTTTTGGAGTGCAGAGTACAACTTGTTCTCGACCGGGCTACCTTCGATGTGAACGACAGTCATGGGGTTACGCTGACCAGCGCGATCGATACGTGCAGTTTGCTTGCAGGTATGTCTCAATCGAAGTAGCAGGAGCGTACCAGATGGCCGCGTTTGCGGTAGTTAGGGTAACTCCGTGTGCCGCCGCTTGCGGCTGGATCACCAGCACCTTGGGGTCGTCATTCTCTTGGAACTGCTTGAAGATTTCGGTGCGGCGGGTGACGCTCACATCCCCATTTATAACTTCCGTAGTAACGCCGTTCTTTATCAAAAAGTCCTTGACAAGCTGGATTGCGTGTGTAAACGGCACCAAGATCAGCACCTTATGTGACGCCTCGTTAATGACCTCAAGCAAGACGTTCAGTCGGTCGGACGCGTCGAACTCAATCACATTCCCAGTATCCGTATACACAGCGCCACAGGAAATCTGCAGCAGCTTGTTCAAGTTAGCAGCGGCATTGACGGCAGAGACTTCTTCGCCCACTGCGGAGATCAGCATCTCCTTCTTGAGCGCCTTGTAGTACTTGGTCTGTTGTGCCGATAGCGGCACGAACCGGGAGGTGTAGGTCACATCGGGTAGGTCAAGGCAGTCCTTCTTCTCAAACCGAATCGCTGGCTGGAGTATGTTGTGCACCACCTTCTCAGCCCCAGGCTTGGGAATCCATTTGAACCGAGTCAGTTGGTACATCACCATGTCGCGGTATGTGCCGTACAGATTGGGTGCGGTGTCAGGGACACACAGCTTTGCCAACCCATAGGCATCTAGCGGTGACTGCGATGCGGGAGTGCCCGTCATCATCCATAACCATGTGGTCGGCTTCAGAATCTTACGCATGGTCTTGAACCGCTTGGTTGTCGCGTTCTTGTATGCGTTAGCCTCGTCAATAATGATCAAATCAAAGCCGCCGTTTGCGATCTCGTCAGCCACAATATCAACGCCGTCGTAGTTGATGATGACGAACTCGGCGGGACCACTGATGATTGCCTTGCGCTTGTCTCTTGCACCATAGGCAACATCGACTGTGCGGTGCACTGCAAACTTAAACAAGTCGGCTTGCCATGCAGACTGCATGATGGACAAAGGGCAGACCACCAAGACGCGATTGACGGCACCAATGTTTAGTAGGTAATCAGCCGCCCAGATGGCTGCACCAGTCTTACCTGTCCCCTGCTCGTTAAAACAAAAGGCGCGGGGGTGTAGCGTCAGGAACCCTGCGGTGTCTCGCTGGTGTTGCATCGGCGAGTAGATACCAGGCCAGTCATAGTCGCGCTCAATTGGGGAGGGGACTTTCTTCATGCCAAGCGTCATCAAGGCTTGCGCTTCCTTGAGCCCCCAATGCACCGCCACAGCGGTGACATCACCTTGTTGCTCTACTTCCGTACTTTTCTTGATAGCAGTTGTGATACGTCCCGGGTTGCGGGTGCGCACCACTAGCACTTTGTTGTCAACGATTTCCATTTATTTCTTCAGTGTGTAGTAACGAGTGTAGGTATTGAGGTTGTTTTCTTCGTCGATCATCCCGCGCTTGTACGCTTCATACGCAATACGGAAGTCATCACTATCGCCCTTTGCGCCTATGGCAACAAACGATATAGGCTCAGACCCAAACAAAAGTAGCCATGCGGCTCGCAGTTGTTCGTCAGTCATACTGCTGGAGTAATGACTTGCGTCCAAGGTTTTTGCGTAGTCGCTAAAGCTCCACATGGGGGCCGATGAAGACCCGTACAGAACCCTCGGGTCACTATACCCAAATGCGTAACGCCCAGCCATCTTGTACTTAAGTGTTTCGCTTGACGGTGTGGTCGGCGTTTCGGGGGTAGCTTCGGTTATCGGAAGCGGCTTTAACTCTAAGGTTGCCACGGGTGGTTCTGCCTCCTTTAGAGAGAGGCGTTTTATGGTCAACATCTTTTCCATCTCCTTTGTGCACCAGCCCTGCTTCTTCCATCATGTGCCTTGCCTTGTTACGGGCGGCACGTTTCTTCTTCACCTTCTCAGTGCCATCGTACTGTTCGTACTCTTTTTTGTACGGGCGGGGTTTGTTAACGTAGGGCATTTCAGCTCCTTCTAGGTTGGTTGTGTTCGCAGTCAGTAACAGGACACCAACCTCTGCAGGTGAAGTTGGGGCGGGGGTTCCAAACGTCATGGTTAAACGCTTCGTCAAGCAGATGGGCTTCGCCAAGCCATGTCTGCCAGCTATCTTCCTGAGCTTCGCGCTCGTACTTGGCGGTTACCAAATCGTCGGCGACCAAAAAGACTAGCCCAGCAGATACGTTCTTCACCTCGGGGAAGTGCTTGAACACCAATAGCGACAACAACTCCAGTTGCTTGCGGTCGGCGTAGCGGCTACTCTTGCTCGTCTTCCAGTCGGCGATGCGAGCTTTGTCACCATTGACGATCAGTAAGTCAGCAATGCCACGGAACCAAACGTCTTTGGCGCGGAAGGCACATGGCTCAAGGTTGCGGGTAACGCCCATCTCGTACTCGCAATGCAACGTACCGGGCATCTTCTTGAACGGTGCAATCTTGGGCTCGATGTAAGCAAACTTTTCTGGTATCGGCGTACCGTCACGCAGATATTCCTCGGCTGCTTTGTGCACCGCGCTTCCGTAGATCAGGTGATCCTGTGGCGGCTCCACGATGTCCTTGACCACACGCAAGCGATGGTACTTGCGGGGGCACTGCTGAAACAGCGAGATGCTGGAGTATGACCATGTGTTGTTCAACTGTTACCCTTCGAATTTCTTTGCGCCGCCGTAGCTATCGCCGTACTTGACTTCGCAGTTTAAAGGCAAAGTCTGGGCCCATAGCGGACGCCACCGCATACACTCTTGCACGTACAAAGCGGCTTCATGCCACTCGTCTTCCGGTGCAATGCAAGCAACCGCATCATGTACAGTCAGCACCACCTTGTACCGCTTGGCGATACGTAGCATTTGCTCTCCGATGACACACCTTGCAAGGGCTTGGCACAGGTTCTCAACCACCTTGCCGCCATAGATTCGCCCAGGGCCACGCCGTGTTGGGTAAATATACTGGGCTCGACCCCGATCGTCAACGGCAACTACACGCAAGTCCATGTACTTCAAAGGCAGACCGCTTGGTAGGTCAAACCCTACCCCCGGCAAAACGCTGATGGCTTGCGGCTGAACGCCAAACGGCGTGGTCTTTAGCTTTATATCTGCTAACGCATCCAGACAGCGATGCCCTTGTGCCCATAGGTTGGGTATTGCGGGGAAGCCATCCCGATAGGTTGTCAGGATACGTCGGCACTCAGGCTCGCTCAGCTCAACGCCGAAGTTCTTTAGCTGGACTTGGAACTTAGCCGAACCCATGCCGTACCCTGCGCCAAGAATAGTGGTCTTGCCAACGAAGCGCTCGGCGTCATCGACCTCGGTTGCTGGCTTGTGGTAAATCTTACCCGCCATGATCTTGTAGACGTCTTCACCCTTCTCAAAAGCATCGACCAAATCCGTCTGTCCGGACAGCCACGCAAGCATACGGGCCTCAATCTGGCTGGAGTCAGAATCGATCAGCACATACCCGGGGGGCGCCACAATTGCTGACTTGAGTTTTGATTTCCTCGGCAAGTTCTGCAGGTTGAGCTTATCGTCTCCACCCCAGCGACCCGTATGCGCGGCGTAATATCTCAGGGGGACGGGAAGGCTACCACGCTTCGCTATGGACACAAATCGCTCAGTCCGTGTCTCCTCCAAGGTGGTCTTTGTCCCGAGCCTCGCCGCGACAAGGGCTTGCACCCGCATATCGTCATGGTCTGCTAGCGACTTGAACCCCGGGTCGTTTTTTGCCAGAGCCAGCGTCAGCTTGTTTGTGGTCGGACTGATTTTCATGGGCGGGTCAACGCCAAGCTCCATGAGGCGCGTAGCGAACTTCTCGTTCGATAGCAACACCTCCCGGTCAGCGTTAGCGTCGGCGATGAGGGCTTCCTTACGGTCGACCACCTCAATCAGATGCTGCTCTAGTAGCGGCAGGTTCAGCTCAAGCGCAGGCCGTGTGAACATCCGTAGCGTCAAGTCAATCAACTTCAGTTCTTGCTTCTTGAACGACGTAGAGAGGATGTTGAACAGGGCATAGGTGATATTCACATCATTGATGCAGTACTCGCCATACCGCCCCAAGCTAGCCTCGTCAAAGTCGGCGCGGCGTTTGCCAAGCGCCAACACCACCTCCGTACCTTTAGCCCCCAAGCCATAACGCTCAGCGGCTTTGGCAAGGCTATTGCCTACCTCAGTGCCGTCAACTGCACGTAGCATTGCTAGCGTATCAAGCAACGCCATGGGGTGGATGCCGAAGCGCCACCCGCGGATAGCGCCATCGAACATCATGTTATGGGCAAGTACCGCAGAGGAATCCCAAAGGAAGG